GCTGGTCTTACGCTCATTCCTTGCCATATTCCAGAAAGGTGATGTCCACTCAGGAAACTCAGTAATCATACCAGATCCAATTGCCTTTTCATGATCATGATCTAGTTCTTTTGTATTGAACTTATTAGACCAATCATCATAGGTTTCAATCTCAAGATCAGGTAGACCAAGATATTCACATAATTCAATTTCCATCTTCTTAAGTTCATCTACACCACCGTGCATTTCAAACTCAAACATGGGGAAGATAACTTCATGTCTTCCTGCTACAGGGTTTGGTTCCTGTCTATAAGAAGTTGATACGCAAAAGAAACCAGGTGCTTCAGGGTTCTTAAGTAATTCATATTCCAACCACATTTGCCCTGTCTGTGGTAGTGGCCAGATCTCTCCATTATACTCATATGTTGCTACTGTCTCTGGATCTTCACAGGCAGCAAGAATACTTAAACGGTTCTGAGTATGTACCTCATAGAAACCTTTAGCCAAAAAAAATGACCTTAATAGGTCAACGGTCTTGGTATATTTTTTTGGGTCAATAATGCTTGTCATTATTTCTAGGCAAAACTAATTTATTTATATAATTAAAAAAGCACTCTTGAGATATTTTCTCTTGAGTGCTTGTCTCCTGACTTTTGCTTGTCTTAGAGCCTGTGGTTTAAGTTTTCGTTTTTTCTCCTTTCGGGAGTGATGGATCCAATTTGGTACTCTCATTGATCTGAATAGAACTCAGCAAAATCTTCACTATAGTAATCTCTAATATTATCTATATGTTTAGAGGTGAGATTAAACTTATTGCCCTCATCTCTCTGCTTTGGATATTGTACATCTTTATCAAAAATAAAGTCAACTCCTACTATGCCACTTAACCAATTGGTGAAATTATCCCCAAATCCATCTTCAAACTTCCAAACATTAGTTTTATCAGTTACAAAATCAACTTGTGATCTAAACCAATTAGCAGATTCAGGATAATGCCAAATCATTGCTTTAAGAGTAGAAAAAAATGATTGACGATCTTCCATAACCTGCTCAACATCATCTCCAACAAATCTATTGAGATATAAAGAAGCAGACTTAAATCTAGTAATAGGATTCCTAACAATTGAAAAATGAGGTATATCTTTTACTTTAAGATATTTTTCATAATACTCTCTATGAAAATGTCCTATCTCCATTCCTTCATGATGATTATACATCTTTTCTTGACCTAAATGCAAATCATCCCATGCACATTGATTCTTGGACATTAAATTTATTATAATAAATCTTCCAGCAGTTCTAGGGATATGAGCAAAGAAAAATCTTTTATCTGTAGGAAGATGTTTAAAAGTTGGCATTAATAACTCATCCTACTAAATCCTTTGACTTTCTCAAATCTTATCATACTCTCAAACTTTTCGTGCATTTCTGGTTTGTGAGATATGACAAAAATATTAGTGTCCTTAATCACATAACGAATAATCTTCAAGAACTCATCCGTTCCCATACCATCCAATGAACTATCAAAGACCTCATCCATTATAAGAAGATTGGTATTGACAGAGTTTTTCATTCTAGCAACCTCTCTCCATGTGAATAGAAGTGCTAGGTCAATTCTCATCTTCTCCCCTTCACTAAAAGAAGCGTAAGAAAAATCCTCATGGATTGGGGACTGAACGGTTTCGTTAAACTCCTCATCAAGTGTGAAGTTTATATAGAAGTCCATCTTCTGAAGATATCGATTGACTTGCTGATTTATCAGCGGTAGATACTTCTTAATGATTTTGGTCTTTACTCCACCGTCTCTAAGTAAGCTATACATGAAATCATAATAGCTTATAGTGTCCTTCCTAGAGGATAATTCTTCGTATGTAGATGATAGTTTGTCCTTAAAGGTGGTTAACTTCTCATGCTCAGTATTTCTATCTGCAAGTTGTTCGGTAAGTTTTTGAATTTCCGATTCAAGACCTCTGATCTGCTGTTGACATCCAGAAATCCTAGTATTGTTTTTAGAAATGCCATGTGTGAGTTTAGTAATCTCCTTAGATAAGTGGGTAAAGTGACGCTCTCGCTCTTCTTCTTCTTTAATTGCTTTTTCTAGTTCTTGATAACCAGTTTGCAACTCCTGTGCTCTAGTTTGAGCATCGTCGATTTTATTTATTCTAAAGGCTTCATCTATAGATTGTGTGCAGGTAGGGCAAACTGTATTTTGTGTAAAGAACTTATGCTCTTTAGTAATAGACGCTACCTTTTGAGATATCTTACCCTTAAGATTATTAAGTTTCACTAACTTTTTATCTGCACCTATAACTTCTTCTTGTTCCTTGATTATATCTTCCACATTAGATTCTATCAATCCATTATGTTCCACATGAGTATCATTCTCTATTGTTAATGTTTTAATCTTTTCATCATTAACCTTAATACTATTTTTACCCTGCTCCTCTAACTCTTTGATAAAATTCTTTTGCATCGACATCTTATCATTAACATTCTCTTTCTTCAAATCAAGAGACTTAACTTGATTTCTCTTCTCTCTCAATTCCTCTCTAAGAATATTATTCATTGCAGAGAAAATACGAATATCCAAAAGATCTTCAATAACCTCTCTACGATTAGTACCAGTCAATTGCATGAAAGGAACAAAGGTGCTACTACCTAAAATCACAATTTGAGTAAATGATTTGTAATTTAATTTTAATATACTTTCTTCAAGCAGACGTTGCATTGCTCTATCATCTGCTTCCTTATTCAGTTCTACACCATTCTGAATAATATCAAATATATTTGGTTTTATACCTCTACGAATAATATAATCTCGATTATTAATAACTAAACTTATTTCAACTACTGCTTCTCTTTCATTAGTCGTATTGACTAATTGAGACTTATTAATTTTTCTAAATGGTTTATTAAAAAGAACAAATGTAAGAGCATCCAATACAGTTGATTTTCCAGCACCATTAGTACCAACTATTAAATTGGTTGAGTGTTCTTGAAAATTGACTTCTGTATATTGGTTCCCCGTACTCAAGAAGTTCTTCCACTTAATCTTCTGGAAGGTTATCATTCGATCTAGGCGGCATCACAATATCGTTAGGAGTTATTATAGCATACTTATAATTATACATCCTACACGTCTTAATTGCAACCTTTCCATCAACTTCAACAACTGCCATCTCTGCCTCATCCTGTTCATGTAATTGCATCGCATATCTTTCAGCATCCTCTTCTTGCTCAAATAGAAACAAAACTTTGTCTCCACTAGAATCTTCGACGGCAAATGCACCTTCGTCTTTATGTTCTTTGAGTGATAGAAGAAACATTACTCTACTTCACATGCTTGTGAATAAATTTTCCTAAGTATTCCTTTAATAATTGATTTGTCACAATCAATTTCAGATTCATCAATATAACGATTTAAAATCGAAATAGTGTTCTCTGTTTCTTCAACTTCAAAGTCATCATTGCCTTGAATATTAAAATTTTCAACTATTTTTAATTCTTGAACACCAATAGCACTTAATTTATCTATAAACTTTTCAAACTGTTTCTGATCAGTTTTTTGTTTTACGATAACTTTTACAATTTTATCCTTATATTCTGTAGCATTGAATAACTTATAATTAGTATCATCGTAATAAACATTATAAAAAAGTCTATATGGATTATTGACTGGTGTATGTTCTAAGGTTTCAGTATCAAATATATGAAATCCTCTTACATCTCCACAATCATTCCAATATATCTCATATGGATTACCTAAGTAATGAATATTCTCTTGAGAATTTCTATGATGATAATGTCCAGAGTATACTCTTTCAAATCTTTTATATATTCCCTTATCTTGTCCGTGCTCCATTACATGATGAGCATTAGCTAAGAAACCATTAAGTTCCAAATGCCCCATAACAACTCGACATTTAGACTTACCAAGTTTCTTATAAGTACTATCTTCATTATCTTTATTAACCCAAGGAACAAATGCTATATCTAATCCACCAATATTCAATTCCTCATATTCAGAGACAACATGGATATTATCGTACTCTCGTAATAATAATTCGCAAGCATTGATTTCATTAGTATTTTTGTAGTAGGCGGTGTGATTACCAACAACAGTCGTAAGATTAATTTTCCTATCTCGTAAAACGTCAAAATAGTTTGCTTTGGCCCACTGGAGAGCACTGAAATTAACACCTGTACGGTTATCGAAAGTATCCCCCATATCAATACAAACGGAGATATTATTATCTTCAAGATATGGAAAAAAGATTTCATCATAAAACTTCTGAAAGTAATCGTGAAATAATTTTGAATTTTTACGAGCACCAAAATGCTGATCGGTTATGATCGCAACCTTCATTGATTACCGCTACGTAATTTAGCGTGGATATTATCCTTGATGCTATTATAATCCGAATAGTTCCCTCCGTCAAGTGTGTTGTCATCAACCATCACTTGTTCAAATCCAGAACGTTCTAAAATTTTATTCTTAACTTCTAATTGTCTTTTCTCTCTCTGAATACGTCTAAGAAAAGCGTAATGTATGATCTGGGTAAAATAAGCGAAAGGATTACTAGATTTAGCAGGATCAAAATTATTGATATACTGCACACAGTTTTCAATTCCATCACAAACCATGTCATCTTTAAACATGTAATTTACAAAGTTTGGTTTATATGATAAATGAGTTGCTATCTTTAAAAAGCATTCTCCCAAATAATTTGTAATCCGTGGTTTATCCTTTCCTAATGTTTCAGCATCTTTAATAGATTGCTTATAAGCAACAATAGCAGCCAGAAACTCCTTATTGTTAACATAATGCTCCGACCTGGCCCTTCGTCTAGGCATAGTTGTATAAGTCATAAGTATCTCTCACCTCATCATATTATAGCATGGGCTTGACAACCTGTCAAAATAGCACTAGAATAACTTTGTGGAAGTTTCAGGAATAGATCTAGCTACTAATATCTTTTCTATAGAGTTGTTCTAACATCTTTTTAGCATCTTGGACACTAGATATGTATCCCATACGTCTATCTATACGAGATCTATTTCCTTCTTGAGCAGAGTCTTCAACATATCTTTGATGAATCATTATCATTTCTGTATCTTTACATTCTACCATAGTCATTATATTTTTTGTATCTAGTACCATCATATCTTCATCATTAGTTTTTAACCAAGGTTCTACTTTATATCCTGTTGTGATACTACCACCTGGTAATTTAACTTGAGAAACTAATACTGGGTGATGTAACAACAATAAAGTTCTATTTTCTTCTTCACAAGCCGCTATCCGAGCGAAGATTTCTTCTCCCGATATTAGTTTTAATGATGCATAGAAATCGTCTTCCATTATGATACCTTATTACCATAAGTACCTGCTTCAGTTGAATTAGGATTATCTTTACACCATTGAACATAATTAAATCCAGCATTCTCAGGGTAAATGTATTGTCCATTCTCATCAAACTTACCTGAAGTATCTGCTATCCTCGACTCCTTTGATGGATACTTTGGATAGGGTCTCTTCCCTGCTCTCATCTCTTGCCCCTTTCTTCTTCTCATCTGATTACCAGTCTCATGACCTTCAGGCATAGTAGGCCAAGAAGACCCTAAGATCCTTTTAATATCTTCTTTACTATATCCCTGCATATACTTCTCCTATCTCCCAACAATCTATACCTTCATCCTTAATAATATTCATAGTAAATTCAACACGGTTAGCAGGAACTACTACACAATAACCTATACCCAGATTAAATACTCTTCTCATTTCCAACTCATCCATGTTACCTTGACGTTGGATCTCTAAGAAGATCTCTGGTACACTCCATGCATTCCAATCTACATGTGCTTTTAATCCTTTAGGTAAACAACGTGGTAAGTTCTCTGGAATACCACCACCTGTAATATGAGACATACCATATACTTCTTCTACCTCTTGCAACAATCTCTTAACTACTGGTGCATAGATTGTAGTTGGTGTAAGTAACTCAGGATGACTGTAATAACCTAACTTAAGTCTACGTGCCAAGTAATTAACAATACTATATCCATTACTATGAAGTCCACTACTTGCTAATCCAATAATTCTATCGCTTGGTTTTATAGCAGATCCATCAATAATATTTTTCTTATCTACTATACCTGTACAAAATCCAGCAAGATCAATCTTCATCTGATACTGAGGATGTTCAGCAGTTTCTCCACCCAACAGTTGCATACCTGCTATCTCACATCCCTTAAGGATACCAACCATAATATCAGCAACCTTATCATCTATTTTTCGGGTAGAAACATAATCTAAAAAATATAATGGATTAGCACCACAAGTAATCACATCATTGACACACATTGCAACTAGATCTATACCAATAGTTGTATAATCACCAGCAACTCTGCATATATTCATCTTAGTACCCACACCATCAGTACCAGATACTAGAACAGGTTCCTCATAACCACGAGGAACCTCAAACATACCACCAAAGCCACCAATACTAGGTGCTTTATGTTTAAGTGTTTCTACAAATGATCTTCCTGCCTCAAGATCTACCCCAGAGTCTTTATAATTCATTCTTCTTCCTCCTCCTCTTCTTCATCTGGTGCATCCTGAAACTCTTGCGTTTCTGGATTCCACTCCCACCATTCACATTCACATCCTGATGACTCTAAGAACTCTCCAAGTTCCTTTGTCTCTGGATCCATTTCATAATGACAATGACGCAACCAATCAACCTCAACATCACACCAACTCAACTTATTATCTTTGACATACTTAATAAGATATTCATCTAAATCAACATCTTTAAAGTCTCCAAATC